TTCACAACTCCTGTTGCAGAGACAAGAGAGACAGTCTCCTCTGTTGCTTCAAGTTCAAGTGAAATTGAAGATGACGACACACTGTCATATTTCCAACAACTTGCTGAAAACTAAACTACAGGGAGGGCAACCTCCCTTTTTTTATGGCATAGATAAATTAAGATTTTCTGTTTGTGCTATATTATCATCAACTCTTTGACTTGATTCATCGTAAGTCATTATTTCTTTAAAGTCATCAAGGAACTGTTGTAAGAATCCATCTTTTAAAACAAATATATTTCTTTTCTCTTCATTTCTTAAAGTTTCATATTCGTAATTTGAAATCGCATTGATAGGATTAGGTATGCTCGCTACATTTGTACCAAGTTTAGTTAAATCATTTGTGTATGTAATTCCACCATCATAGTAAGATATTTTAAAATTTTGATCAACTCTCTTTCCTTTAGGTAGTATAACTTTACCAGATGAGTCTTTAACTAATTTTGTTTCATAATATTTAATATCAGTTAACCCACTCACTCCATATTTATTTTCTGAATATTCATATAAGTCTGCATTTGACAGTGGCCATTCATCACGAATATTAACTATACCCGCACAAACTATGACAACATAGTCAAGGGTTTCACTACCATACAACTCCTCTGCAACATTATCAGGTCTAAATCCATCCGGTATTTCATACTTATTAAACAAAGTGATGATACTTTGTAAGTCTTCTCTCAATTTAACACGACGAAATAAATTTTTTGCATCTACATAATCTAGTGATGAGTTCTTATCACTAAGAAAAGAAGGGTAGCGTAATTTTGGTAACTCTCTAAAATATCCCATGTTAGAATCCTACTGAATTGTCACTATCTTTATAGTCAGTGTCATAAATTGGTTCAATTTCTTTGAATGTCATATCCATAGTCATTGATACAGGTGTTGAATCATCATATGTAGTATGTGTTCCCTCTGCTGTGTAGTTTACACCGAAATTTGTTAAGAAACATTGTTTAAATTTATGTAAGAAGGGATGATCACGGTTTCCTCTTCTGTAAGTTAATTCAAATATATTTGGAGTTTTTAAGAATATACCTGTCCCACCAATTTGGCCACCTTCAAGGTTTGCTTTTGGAGCCATATTCTGCTTAAATGAACGAATTATCAATTTACATTGCTTTGCCTCTTGTTGACTTCTAGGGGTCATCTTAAATGAAAAAGTAAAACTTCTAAGAGTTGGAGCATCAAACAATAATTCTAAATTAGGATTAAATATCTGACCTTTCTGTCTTGCAAGAAGTTGTTGTGCTGAAACATTACCACCAAATACACCGAGTGCTGACGATGTAAGTTTTGCATTCATAAAGTCTTGTGCTGCTTGACTTAAACCTTGACTATTTTCAAATCTTTTTGTAAAGTCATCTTTTATGCCTTTTCCAAAATTGTCAAGTGTTTTTGATAATCCTTGATCTTTAAGTTTTGCTAATTCTTCTCCACCTGTTGTCATTACATTTCCAACAACACCTGCAGCAGCACCAAGAATTGTATTCATGCTACTATCACCAAAGTTCACCGCATTTCCATCTTGTACATTTGAAGGAACTTGTAAAAGAATAGATCCACCATTGACAAGAGATCTTTTTCCAAGTGAACCAGATGTAGTCCCCCCGACTGCACTGTTCAAAGTATTTGCAGCGAAACCAGCAGGACGAGTCAGTTGATTCTTAGGTCTTTTATATTCAATAATATTAATTTGTAAGTAATCAGTTGTTCCAGTTAAGGCCTCAAGAGGATATCTTAATACTCCTCCACGACGCTGAGTCTTTGCAGTTGACTGACCTATTGTTGTAGTGTTGAATTCAGAATCTATTTTTGTTGCTGTTATAGACGCTTTAATTCCATCAGAGAGTTTGTTATTTCTCCTATCTTTAGCTTCCTGTGAATTTCTATACTCTGAAAACGACATATCTTCTTTTTTTAACTATTTAGACGCATTCTACCAAAAGGCAAAGCCTGAAGGTCAGTAATCTCTTCAGGGTAGACACGATATGTGCTTCCTGATACATTTGAAAAAGAATAAGATCGTGCTTCACCATGATGAAAATTAGTTCCACGGAAACCCCAAGAGTAAACATCTGTTACTGCTACAAGTGGATTTGCATCATATCTACCACTTGATGATGGTTGATATGAGAATAAGAAAAACTGACCTGCTTGTGGTGTTGCTGCAGTGTCACTCACTACTTCAGTGATTTCTGTCATTAATTCATCAGGATCTTCGATTCCGATTAAACGATCTAATACTGGGCTTATGCGATTCATTTGACTCCGAGTTCATCCTCAGTCATTACCTTAAACACATACAATCTATCTTTACAATACTCTGATGCTGCCTTCCATTTTGCTTGATTGCGAGCATATTCATAAGTTTCATAAAGATAACCTTTTGTTTGTCTTTTTGGTTTTTTAGGAGGTTTAAGTTGTTTTTTTGGTTTGACTTCGATAATATACTTTTTAATTTTACCTGTAGTCTCCTTCAGTTTAACATAAAAATCAGGAAAATATCTATGAACTTTATTATCTATTGGAGATCGATATGGAATTGCAATCTCTTCACTACCCCATTCAAGTATATTCTCATTCAAATCACAGTAAACCATGAATTTTCGTTCCCAGAGTGAACGATATATGATGTTTGATGGATTACCTTTATACTTTCGTGGGTAAGATGGTGAATATCTCCCTTTATATGACATAAATAATAATAAGAAAAA